TCTTCAGTATAACCTAATGTATGCTCTCCTGTAGTAGGATTATAAGATTTATGTGTCACATAATTACCGTAACCTTCTTGACCGCTTTGTTTTAGAATTGATTCCATTAAAGCTCTATCCTGTTCTACAAAAGATGCTCTTTGATCATTCTGCCAATTACCGCTTAGTTCACTTAGTTTTCTAACAGCATTTCTTACATTACGATTCTGAGCGAAGTCATTGGTAATAGCATCAAGTTGTTGTTTTCTTTCCTTATTGATCTTAGCAGCCATTTGACGACTTTCTACAGAAAGACCAGGTTTTATTACAGCATCTGCATATGCTTTACCAATTGCACTGTCAATAGCATCAAAACGTTTCTGTTGATGTTGAGCAAGTGCCATCATGTTCTCCATAGGGTATGGATCGTATGTCTGTACAAACTCTCTAGGAGTGTATCGTGTAAATCTATTTACAGCCATGATTAGGTACTTATTTTATATTGTGAGAACTCATCACCAAACACTTGCTCAAACATCTTTTTAACATTAGCATCATTACGCATCATATTATATTCTCGCAAATTTATTTCTCCTGCTTTGCCCATATCATTAAGTATCTGATATCTCATAGTTTGAGCAGCACCTTTATTTGCAGCAGTATCTGCTAACTCCTGCATTGTAATTTGATTATTTAATTGTTGAGCTTGATTTCTGATCTGAGCATTTTGATTGGAAATAGTCTCTTCAACACGTGATGTTTCCTGTGCTTGTTTGGTAGCAAGCAACGCTAAAGCACCAAGATCTAATTTACCTTGCTCTCCTGCAGTACTCATTGCTGTAGTATAAGCATCTCTTACATCACGTTTAGGAACAGTAGCATTTAAAAGTGCAGGATTGTATCTTGGGTATTTTACTTGATCCCATTGCTCTGCTTCATTTAATGCGCTTCGTAGAGGACCCATACGTGTAGCGTATGTACCTAAAGAAGATAATAATCCCATGTAATCCATATTATTAAGATTAGGTACTCTTCTTTCTTTAGGTCTTACATCAGGATTATCAATATTTCCTACAGCTTTAGCCATTGTAGGTTCTACATATTCAGGAGGTCCAACAAAATCTGGATTTAAAGGGTCTGCTGATGACATTTCAGGTGGACCTACAAACGGTGTTTTTGCAGCTGGATCTTCAAGCATATTAGCTCTCTTTGTAGGAAAATCTGGTTCTAAACCTGCTTCGTATTGATCAGCTAAAAAATTTGCAATTCCATCTGAGTCTATACCTAATCTAGCATAATCTTCTGCAGTTAATTGATTAAGAGGTGTAGATGTTTGAAAATCTTCTGGGTTTTGTCCTGCAGGTCGAATAGCATACTCTTCAGGAATCTGAGTATAATCTATTTCATCATAATAAGGTTTTCTTTTTTGTATACGATCAGCAGGTATAACTACTTCAGGTAAAAGATTTGGAAATTCATCTGGTAAAAATCCAGGCATTACTCTATCATAATCCTCTACTGTCATATCTTTAAGAGGAGTAAACCCAGGCTCTAAAGTTCGATCTATATTAAATGACAGTTGTGCATTTCTTACAGAACTTTCTGGCAAAACATTTTTGTATTGTTCCAACGCTACATTACCACCTTCTTGAACTATCATAGCAGCAGCAAGATCATCTATTTTGTCTTTAGAAACTTTGTCATTAGGATCAATGCCTAATGCAGAAGCCATATTATTTAAATAAGCAGATGTATCATTTTCTTCAGGTGGAGCATATTTATTTATAAATTCTTGAAGTGTGCTATCTCTTGTTATAAGATCAAGTTCTAATTGCCTTTTCATTGCAGCAATACCATCTTCAAAACTTTCAAACTTTGCAAATCCGCCTTCTCCTTTAGACGCACCTTTTTGATTAGCAAATCTTAAGTTGCCAGGATTGTTGTTTCTTACATTAAGAGGTAAGGAAGGATCATTTGCGCCACCAGTAGCGTAATATTTTTTATCCATTTTATTCATGTCACTTTTAATTGTAAGGGGAAGGGTAAGATCTTGAAGATGAATACTTAGGATTGCTTACATATTTTGTAGGAGATTCTCCTTCATATATATTTCTATAAATGTCTATTTCATCGTCAGCTGCTCTCATTGCTGCATTTAAAACAGCTCTTCTTTGAGCATCATCTTTAAGTCTGTAGTAGTCAGCCTTTTTTCTTCCAGAATAATCTGTATCTAAAGTATTCAGATAACTTGCAAAAGGGAAAGATGCTTCGTATGTAGGTTGATTTCTCATTAGCGATGATGTTCCTACAGGAGCGTCAGAATATCCATCACCTATATAAATATCATCACCTGATACTACACCTAAATGAGACGGTGTGCTTGCAGGATCACCACCTTTAAAAAGATAAGAAGCACCTCTTTTAAATGAACTTGCAGGTTTTCTAAATTGAACATAATCGCCTGGTTTAGCATTTTCAGCCGCAACCTTTTCAAACATTTTTCTACCCTCTTCGCTGTTATACCAAGCTTCAAGGTCTACATTGTTCTTTATGTTACTTGGAATACCTTCTACTCCAGCAAGATCTTCAAAACAATTAACTCCTTCTACACATGTATTGTCTGTTCTTACAGGTATCATTCCAGGGTCAGTAGAAACTTCTGGTCTACCACCACCGTTTGCGTAGTAACCGTAGACACCTTTTTTAACTCCACCACTTTTAAATCCTCCAAAATCACCACCAAAAGCTGAACTTCCGCCAAGATCAATAGGAGTATCACCTGTTATCATATCTGGACTTTCAGAAGCTACAGGCATATTTGTAAGCTGACCTTCATCCATCATCCAAGGATTACCTTGAGAATCAAAATATTGAGGGTCTAAACCTCCTTGTTGTTCTTCTTGTGGTTCTTTTTGAGGTATACCTAAACTTCCACCACCAGTAGTAGTAGGAGGGCCAGCAATAGGTTGTCTAACATATCTTTGATCTTCATACATACTGTCAATTGCAGGACCTGCAATTTGTTTAGAGCCTTGACGTACATTATGAATACCTTCAAATAATTGCATCCAAGCACCGCCACCCATATACATATCTTTTTGACCAGAAACACCACCTTGAGCATATTTGTCTTTAGGTAAAGCACCACCTTGTTTACTAAAAAATTGTGTACCGAGATTACTAATAACACCTTCAGATTCTGCAAAACCATAACCGAAAGCAGTACCTGTCATAGTATCATCACCAACAGCTCTTCTTGTTGCTTCACTTGATCTATATGGAGAATCTGCCATTGCCATTTCACTGAATGATTTACCAGTAAATGCAGATGTTACAGGTGTAAGAAAAATATCACCCATTAAAAGACCAGCTTCTTTCCAAGCAGGAATGTCTTTTCTGTTAATAGTTTCGGATTCAATACGCATTTGCTGATCACCAAAGGCTGTAGTTCGCATTCTATCTTCAGCAGATTCGTCCATATTGTGACCTATTGGACCTCCTGTAGCGTACTTAACACCACCATTCTTTGCTTGACCTTCATCATACATATTACGGAAAGGATCTATACCTTTCTCGTTTACAGAACGTTGAGCATGTGTAAGTGCTTGATCTCTAGCTATTTGATCAAACGTTGCTAAAGCAATTGGATCATCTTCAAGCAGTCTATCATTACGATTTAGTTTCTTGTACTCTTTAGCAAGAAAATCTCCTTCTGGAGATTCTTTGTCGAAAATGTACTCATTTCCTAATGTTCCAATTTTAACAGCGTATTCCCCTCCTTCGACTTCGGCTCCTTCGGTATAATCTATACCTCCAAGCTCGTGGGGCATGCCTTTAAAAGACTTCAATTCCATGATTACAAATATAATTTATTAAGATTCATTTGTCAAGTAGGTTTTTATAATATTACTTAAGAATCCTTCTAAAAAGATTCATTATATAGTGTAACCTGAACTCTTTATTATTGTTATTTAAGAACTTGAATTTTTGCTTTACGTAGTGACTACGTATTCTGTTCTTGCTATTCTGAGCATATGTGATCGTATGCTTCCATTCTCTCATCAAACGTTTGAATACTGTACGTACTCCAGTTGTCTGATAGGTATTATATATTTCAGCAGAAGAGAAAGTTTCGTCCGATGCTTCAGTACCATTAGGGTTAAAGACTTCTGTAAACCATCTGATATTATCAAATATCTTAGTTACATAAGGTTCTTTGTTTACAGTAATTGTTATTGATGATTCAGAAGGATCATTATCGTAGAATACACCTCTATCACCTTCCTCATGTATATATAGTTCTGAAGCTGTTATAGGTAATGTCAATTGAGGTTTTGGAGATATAATATGCTTCTTATCATTAATGTACATAATTGGTTTGTATGACCTGTAAGAAACAAAGCTGTTAAGGGGTTCACTATACGCAAGCGTATATGAATTATCTATAATTCCTCCAGGTGCTCCTTCATCAGTTTTAGAGTTATAAATCGTAATAAGAAACTCTTTGTTTACATAATCATATGTTGATGTTATTCCGCCAATATTTGCAAGTGCTGGTAGTAGATAAGGAGCATCATAGCTCAAAAGGTTATCTCTAGTATTTGCATACAACCAGTTATTTATTTTAGACTCTGTAATATTCATTATTCCTTGCTGTGCATACATATAAATAGCACCATCTTTTGAATCAAAGAACATTACACCATTAGGCGATACGGCAAAACTGAATTGATGCCAACTACCTATGGTCTGAGATACATAATCAAATCTTGGAAGTACTCCAGATTGACCTAAAATAATACCTGAACCTGCTTGGTCATTTATTACAGCTCTTTCATTTACAGATGGTATACCGAAACCGTATTTTTGCCAAGCCATCAATGTACCGTTTCTATTTATAAGCTGTCTGATTTCACCAAGATCACCTTGTATATCTATATATTTTTCATTATTGAATTGCCTCCACGCATCAATTCTTTCACCGTGTGTTTTTGTATTTGATGCCCAGATTCTATGAGGATGTTCAGTAATTTCTTCAAACCCTATAGGTTTAGGAAAAGACTTTTGTATATCCATTGTTAATGAAAACATCTTATTATACTTGTAGTCTTCACCATAATCTAAAGGAAAGTCTTCTGCAGGAGGGTTTGGATCAGCACCATTATATATGTAATCTAAACCTCCTATTTCTCCTGACAAATGAATACCTTCTCTAAGATCTGTATTGATATTTGATTCTACAGGATAATACAGTGCTGTACCAAACCAATCTTCAGGTGCTGTTTGAGAAAAATTTCTAAGCATTTTGTAGGTGTCAAATATGTTTACAAAAGTGTCACCACCAAAAACTTTAATATTGTTAAAAGTGGTCTGACCTTTCATAACTATATTACAGCCAGTATTGATGTAAACATTTTTAGATCTTGCTGCATAACCTGCGCCTCCGTATTGAGCTTTTCTAGGTCTTATGTAGTTAGCAACTATTTTATCACCTACATTAGACGCTCTACCTATTTGTGTACCATCATTAGCATAAGGATAAAATTCTTGAGTACTCAACGGAACTCTAACATTTCTATTTGAAAATGGTATTCCAGAACCTGCAGTACTGTCTGTAGTTATATTAGGTATTCTTCCAATACTATCTCCAAGATCTACTAAAAATGTATCTGTACCTATTGAACCACAACCTTTAAAACTATCACCAGGATCGCTATAGTTTTGCATAGGAGCACTATTATTAAAATAGGTTTTATTACCTACAGATCTTGAGTTACCTAAACCTACAAGTCCTCCATTTATAACTGGTTTTCTAACACTAGTATCTCCTTGAGTTATAGCATTAAAAGGTATATAAGCTTCAGGGTTAGGAGACAAATGCCAGTTTACAGGTGCATACTCGTATAATTTATACCCATTTGTATGAGCATTTCCTCCACCTAAATCTTTATCAAATGTATTTGCCCACTCTGTAAGACCTCCTACAATTTTTATATAATCACCAGATTCAGTACCTGGAGAGCTTCCAAAAAGAAAATCAGGAGAATGAAAAGAATATATATCTTGAGTATAATAATCGGTTGTAGTTCCGTCAGTAAACGTAAAATCTGTTGCTTGTACCCAAGCATTATAATAACCAAGAGAAGTACCTTGCCAGCCAATTAGACCTGCATTTAAACCCCATTCTTGAGCACCTTCTACAACAGATGCTATAGGATGGTATGTCCCTGGTGTACCATTATTAAGGTTGTCAAAATATTGAAGTGACGCATGTAAAATACCTTGACCTAAAATAGTACGGTCTTTTTCCTCAAGTTTTACACGCTTAATTCTAAAGCCATCTATTTGGTCTGCTACATTCTGAGGTATTGTTACATCAAACTCTACACCTAAAGCCTGTATTTGCCACTTGGTTACATTACTTTCATATCTATGAGGAAGATAGTTGTAGTCTTCATCATACTCATTATTCGGATTCGCTTCAAATATTTCAGGCATTTTAATGTCAGCGATCCATTTAGCAAAACCTTCTACGCCATCTTTTACAGGAACCCACGCAAAACGATAAGTTTCACCTCTGCGGTATCCCATAAACTCATGTCTTGAAGTAGGAGATTTATAATTAGGAAAAGTGGCTTGTGTACCATATGTCAAACCATCATTTAAGTATTGGTTTGTATCAGGAACAGTAAGATTAAATGGTAAATTCCAAGTATAAGACCATTCTTTTCTAGATTGCAAATCATCTCTTTCATCTGAAGAAAGAGGTCTTTGAGTAAACTTATAACTGATATTTACACCTGAACCTCCCAATGTGATACCATCCGCTTGAAATCTAAATGATGTTGTTGGTAAAGGATTGATAGCATCTGCTGTTTCAGGTATATAAAATTGTTGAGAAAGAAGATCTGCAGATGTATAAAATTCTTGATTACCTTGAATATCAGCTAATAAAGTATTTTGGTTTTTGTCAAACCTGTAAGCTCTTGCATCAAAGTCTACATCAAAAGTTCTTTCTTCTGTGTTTGCTGCAAATAGAATATTATCCTTTTGAGCAATAGCATGGCATTTTTCAAAGAATATTGCTATTCTATTAAATGCCACTTCTGTAATATTACTAGCAGGTTCATTTCCAGTAACAGTATATTGAAAATCTGTACTGGTAATAGGAATGTCATTGATCTTGCTTATTACTGCAGTGCTCGCATCAGTTTCTTTTCTTAATACTACAAGGTCTAAAAAACTATATGTGGTATCAAGATCTTCTATTGATATTGTAAAAGATTTGGAAGTTAGCTCACCACTATCATTACCAGTTATGTTTGCATAACCTGAATATTCAGCATCTATTATATCAATGACATTTGATGTGTGAGAATATGCGGTTGTTGCTCCGTCTAAATTTCTTAGATTATAAGCAACTTGATATACACCTGTAACAAGAGCACCTCCATTTTGAACACTAAGAAGTGTTGGTTTTTGAAGATTTGATGTAAGTCTAAGGTCAAGATCTTCTGGAGCAAAGCACATTGCATTCTCATCTACAATGTTTATTGTTCTAAGAGGGTTTATTCTGTCTGTCCAATAAAGTCTTTCGGTCTGCGTATTTTCAAATATGCTTTCAATACCACCAGGGTTTGCAATAGGATTCAGAGTACCCATGTTTAAATCCTCTGAGTACATAAGTGTTACTGTAGACGCAAGTGTAACTTCATCATATGTAAGTTTCCATATTGATGCTACACCTCCAGAACCAGTGTTTGTAGAATAGAAGTATATATTATCTCCTACAGTTGTCCATCCTATTATCTGTTGAGTTGTTTGAGCAACCTGAGTATCGATAACAACATTAGGATAAGAAGAGAAAAAGGTAGGTAGAGCAGTAGGGTATGTACCTGTATTAAGATCAATACTGTAGGATTCAGACCACACTCTGATGGTACTGCCTATGCGTTTTACAATAAGATTGTAAGGAGCAAAAGCAGGATCCGTTTTTAAAGAATCTTCAAACTGATCAAAAAAGTTATCAATTGTTCCATCAGAACTTTGTGATATACTTACATTAGCACTTACAATTGTAGTCCCATCTACCAGTATCTGAGGAGGAAAGTTCCATGAATCAGGAAAGTCACCACCTCTTGTTGTTAACTTAGCAATCTGAGGAACATCAGGAATTGTAAACATAAGTTCATTACCCTTGATATTTGATACAATGTAATCTGTAGAACCCTCAAGTCCACGTATCTTAATATCATGTGCATCCTCATATGATTCAGGAGATCTGAGTGTATCAGATATGTCCTTCACCATTCCTTTGGAAAAACTATTTATTGTCTGTTCGCTCATCTTCTTCTAAGCCTCGAATGATTTCTGATTGATTGTCCTACACTTGTTCCTTTATACCCACCAGAATGTTCATTTTCAAATGATACGATTCTTCTAAACTGATTTTTAATGCTTTCAATCTTATCTCTATTAGGAATAAGTGGTCGCATTTGAGCTTTACCTACGTACCAATCTCTTTCTTGTTTAAGTAATTGATAAGCACCAGCTTGTATCTTTCCTCTCATAAGAAGACGGAAGCCGATTCTTTCAGCTACATAGTTAGTAGCAGCTTGCTTAAATGCCTCATCATCAGGAACCATAGGAAACCCTTTCTCATCAGTAGGAAAAGCAAGGTATGCCATTTCTACTTTACCTTCATTGAAATTGGTGAATATGTAATTATCATTCACCTTATAGGTAAGGTCGCTAGAACACGTTAGGTCTCTACAACCATCTGTGTGTCTTGCCATATGAAAACTATCAGTAGAGTATCTGATAGGAACACCTTCGCATGTACGTGTCTGTATGATACGCACAAGATCGCAAGGTAGTTCACCTCTACCGTTTTCTATTTCGATACGTGGTTTATCCGTACCGTCAGTTATTCTTTCGATGTACTGCATGGGAGCGTTGATCAGATCGATAACACTTCCGATCCATTCAGCTACATCAATCCAATCTACATCAACGTCAAAACCAGTATCTCTAAATACTCTTTCGACAATTGACTCAAGGCTCACATACTTTCCATTTAACATCTTACAGCATATCTATAATTGCAAAAACATCTTCGCGTGTCATTTCACGCTCTTCTTCTTCTTTTTGAGCTTCTTTGTTCAAAGGGTTTTCTTTAGAGTAGAACTTTTTTGTTTCATCCATGTATTCAGCATCACACTCTGAACATCCTCCTTCTGGAGTCTTCATACCGTACTTGTGAATACTTACAATGAAACCATTCTCTATCTCTTCAACATTAACTTCTTTAGTAATACCATCAATGGTCTCACTCATTCTGCTAACGCCTTCAGTTTGATTCATCATTCCGTGCATAATCTTATCTTTCAAAAAAATCAACTTTTATCAATGGATCTTTCATTGCTTTTGCAAGATCCCTTTTAGCCTGTTTAACAGGTACAAACTTATATCCGAAGATATTCTTTACTCTGGCTTTCTTTTTAATCCACCTAAAGGATGCCACATAACCACCTGAATGTAGATTTCTGTGATACATATATCGCTTACTTTCTTTTGCTTCAGGGTTTTCTTCCCACAATTTATTGGTCTCGTAAAAATCAATCGCAAGATTCAATCTTCCGTTTTCTTTCATTTTAACCAATGGTTTATTTTTCATAATACCTAAAGAACCAAGGTTGTAAGGCATTGCTATAAACCTGTTCTTCAATATCATATTCTCAACAAGCTTCTTATTAAGATCAAATACAGCAGCATTGATAATCCTTTGAGGTATAGCATAGCCTACCTCCTTCTCAACTGAGTCAAGATTATCTACATAGTGCTTGTAGATCTCATTAGAACCTATGTCAATAGTATTTCTAGGCATTACTTAGCTGGTGGAGCACTCATCTGTTGTGTATGAGATGCATCATTAGTAGTATCTGTAGGTAACTGATACTTCATAAGAAGTTGTTTAACTACAAACTCTTTCATATATCCCCACATCCAATCTGTAAGAGGGTATTCCATATCATCTGAATAGCAAGGATCACCACTGCAATGGTTAAACTTTGCAGCTTCTGTAGGATCTGATGCGATCACTCTGATATTAATGTACTGCATCAAATTAGGTAAAGGACTTTTTGATGCCAGATATATACGTTCATTCAGATAGTAAGCAACAATCATATCTCTATTGAACCTGCCGTTTCCAAAGAAAAGAGCATTCTTATAGGATTTAAAAGAGAATGGTTTCTTACTAAGATCTGCAGGACCTACTCTTTCAAAAGCATCTCTATGATGCAGATTAATAGGTTTAGGTACTTTATTCTTTGTTCTAAGAACCTTACATTCTGAACTGAAATCACAACACTCAGCAGCAGAGGCTTCCTCTAACTCAACGCATCCAAGATCTTGAATAAGTTCTTCAGGAATACTTCTATTCTTATTAAGCTCCTGACGTATCCAAATAGAACGTTGGTTATGTATAAGTTCTTTTATAAGACGCAAGTCGATAATATCATCGTCATGCATCTCAGGTCTAACAGCTTCAACTGTCTGATATGCAAGTTCATTAAGAGTCATATTGTATTTTCTTTTATTTTTTTCATTATATACTCTAAATCAAATAAGGCATCTTTAACGTTTTTTTCTATAATTTTGTGTTTAACAATATTTAAACGCTCATTTAATATTTTAGATTCCTTAACTGTCATGTCCGTATGTTAGTCTTGAACGATAGATGTCACTACCGTATAGTTCTACTATCTCATAATCAACTCCTGCTATACCGCTTCCGAAGTTGCTATGTATCCATTTTGAAGAACCGTACATACTCATATTATTACAGTAACGGAATCGCTTACCGTAGTTGGTAGACGATTGATGAAGATCTCCTTTCTGAACATGTATATGTTTTCCTGAAAGTTTCTTTCTGTCAATGTAATCGTTTATAAAGTTCTCAGTCTTCTCATTCAGATTCAATGGTAAACCTGATCTCATATCAGCATCATCTTTACCGTGACCGAATATATATGTATGGTTACCGAATGTTATATGCTCAAGTGGTTTACCTGTAACAAGTGTTTTTACAAAAGGATATTTTGCCTGGATATACATCTGTATAGCTCTTAAAGCACCGTGACCGAATGAACCTGCATGGTTATCATTGCTTGTAGCAATAAACCAAAAGTCATCAGCTATATCTGCTTTTATAAGAGCTTCCAAAGTCATTATAGTTACCTCAATGAGCGTATCCAGTTGTTCACGGTCATCCATGTTCTGTGGAAGGTAATGACCACCTCTGACAGTACTACTATCGCTACCATCAAGAGCGTCACCAAGATCAAAAAAGCAAAATGTCCTAAACTTTCCAAAAACTTTTTTCTGTTTTGTAATATGGTCAATAAGCTTTTCATGTCTCTCGTATATCTCTTCTTTATCGTAACGATTTGAATAAATACTATTCAATGGTGTATGCGCTCCAATATGTTTATCAGAGGTAAATACAGACAACATCTTTTCATTTGTTGAACGTTCTGATACTTTAGGTGCATACGGTGTAATACCTTCTTTTACTATCCTTTCGATTGTTTCGATAATACTACTTTCAGATTCTTCTTTAGGAGAAACCTCGTATGAAACACCCTTTTTACCTTCAGGTGTGATCCATACTTTCTTTACTCGCATTCTGTCAGTAATATCATCCTCATTATCAGAGTACTCTTCTGTAGAAGGTTCTTTGATGATAACTCGTGCCTCTGCTTGATAAGCTCTTACATCATCCATAGATACATCAATCCCAAGATTATATAATCTTTGGTGAAGATCTTTAGGGGACTTTTTTATCCACCCACGATGATCTAAAAGAAAATCAAGTACCTCTCTCCTTATACTCATTACTCGTTATAACCAATTACTGAACCTGTTGCTATGTGACAAACTACAATGTGTTCGTCTAGTGGTGCTGTAAATAAAGCACCTTGCTTTGCCGTTATACCTGTAAGATTAAAGTATGTAATAAAGTTTGTACCCTTACTTCCAGTAATCTCAGTAAAAGTGGTATCCTCTTGGACTACAAAGCTTGAAAACTTTACAGGAGCATTTCCTGCAGCATTGTCTTGAAACTTACAACCTTTTGCACCAGTTACACGGTTAAAGAATGCAGCGACCATTGAATAAATGTTAGGCATTTTTTTTTCAATTTAAAATTAAAGTAGTGAGTAGTATACCTGCCGAACCAGCAATAGCTACACCACCTACTATTGTCATTATTCTACCTGTTGTAGCCTTACGTTTGAGTTGTTTAATTGTCTCATCCGCAAGACGTAAATTCTCGACTTCATTGTCAAGCATATTATTATTTATCTCAAGTTGTTTAGATAGATCGACTTTGTCTTTCAAAAGAATAGACACTTGATCATCACACTCCTGCATAACTTGCTTATACAGAGTGTTCAAAGACATTAACGAATCAGATACAGCCACAGCTCTTTTTCTATCAGCATGTATTTCACGTATGATTTTCATACCTACTTGGTCTGTACGCAAAAGATACTTATCTAAAGCATCATCATAAACCATATCAAGATGGTATTCTCTACCGTCTCTCGTGGTTGCAGAAAATGTCTGACACACTGATGATGTCATTGTTGACATCACTATTATCAATGACAATAAGATCTTTTTCATGGTCGTTATCAATATTCTTTATTTCTCTTTCTCTGATACTTATTTCTTCTTCTAAATCATTTCTTTGCTTTACTATCTCTTTGTATCTTTTTTCTCTTAGCCTCAATGTATCAGATAAAGAAATGTATTGTAATCTCAGTCTTTCATTTTGCTCTTTTAAAACGTCTCTTTGATTCTGTAAGAACCTTATATTTCTATATCCACCAAATAAAGAAACAGCAATAATAATGATCATCACTACTGCTACATACATTATATATTTGTTATTGTAATTCACTTGGTCCGTATTTACCTGCATTTCCGCAGATTTCAAGATTTATTTTATCAGGAACTATCTTCATTATCTTATTAAATGTAGATTTTGACCTAAGTATTTCAGAAATACCATCTCCTGAAATATCTTTAAATCCATTACCTACAAGAACACAACCTTTTATATCAGGATTTCCTGTTTTAGGGTTTACAGAACCTGCGTAGTTACCCCAATGAATAAGTATAAGAGATCTACCTTCTACATCTTTTACATAAAGATGCTCTTTATATTTTTGAGAATACCTTCTTTCAGCAATATATTTACCTTCTGGAATACAACTTATATTTTGTTGATTCAGTCTCCAAGGTAACTCAAGTGTATCAAAAGTAAATATTACAGTACCTTCTTCATCCATGATTGCAGCATACCCAGGGGTTTGCTTTTCTTCGTATGTTCTATCAATACTGATTTTCATCTCTTAAATCTCTTTTCTTTGGTTCTTTACCTTTTAAGGAACATACTCCGCTTCTAAGACATTTCTTATCGCATTCGGCAGGAGATATGTCACACCATATCTTTTTACTTTCCAAGCCTTTCTCTAAACATTTTTCTATGGAACAGATATGCCCATACAAACGTCAAGGCTAATCCTACATTAAGTACAACCTCAGTTAGCGGAGGATCTGATAATGTAAGTACATTCAACGCACTTCCGCATATGATACCTATCAATCCTAACTTAAGTGTCCAGTGACCTACGAATGACCACTTGTGCACAACCTTTGTCTTATCACCGTATAGATACACGTACATCATAATGACGCTTATGCACATCACAAGATTCGACACTTCGTTAATTGCTATAGTTATCATCTTCGTGGAATATTTTCTTTGATAATTTCTCTACGCCCTTAAGTCCGATATAACCGAGGATGAATGCAAGACCATATTCTGTCTTTCCATTCAAACCCGTGATTTCAACAACAACCTGAGTGAGATAATTTGCAGAGAAAGTACCTGCAATGATACCTGCAATTGAAGACTTTAAGTTTTTTGTAGCATTGTTACTGACTGTAACAAGTGAACCTGCAAGTCCTGCTAGTACAAAAGCAATATTAATCCCTATCTCTTCTAAAAACTCTTTCATAGTTAATTCTCTTCTAAAAATTCAGCAGCCTTTCCCGCATCTTGAAATACCGTCCAGTTATCTAACTCGGGCAGTAGGTCGCCCGTCCATTCCAAGCATCTGAACTCGCTTGTGCTTGCAGACATAACTACGGAGTTCACTTCATAATGTGATAGGGTTATGCTGCTGGGATCGTAGTCTGCTTCGGCTATAAATGCCCAGCTATGTTCTGTACTTCTAAATGTCATGGTGTATCAGTTGTTACTCCGTAAGGTGAAACAAATCCGTTCATCGTGCAATCTTGGTTGCCGCTGCTATCTGTGATTGTTCCAGTAGTAGGTCCATCTGTCTTTAGTGGTCGATAGTAACCTTTTACCGTTCCGATAGTTGTGAGGTCTGCGCCCGAACCTCCACCGTAAATTGCCGCAATGTCTACTGAATTTAACGCAGTTTCCCAGCATCCAACCTCTGAAATATAACCCTTGAACGCGTTGAAGGCTGTTGCGTTGTTCGCAGTTCCGAGACAGACATCTACGCTCGTGTTGCTTATAGTATTTGCGGAAATAGAACCCGTATCTACTGAAGTTCCGTTAACATACACTTCAACGTCTTGATTGGCTCCATTCTGAGTTACAACAACCGCATAATGTTGCCAAACCTGACAGTTTGCTGAAGTGATGGTGTGCGATGACGCATAAGCTATGTTGTTGCTTTTGATTGAAATCTTGCTATCGCTCACCCCGTCATTTTGAAATCTGACCATAGTTTTGGCTGCTGCGTTGTTAGCAATAACCACAGATACGGCCGCCCCGTTGTTCACAAATCGAGTACCGTCTGATTTCGCCCAAAAGCTAACCGTCCAGTCCTTGTTGTTGAAAGGCTGAAATCCAGCAGTTGAAAGGCTACCTTGAGATGCGAAGTCGTTCACCCCGTCAAAGCGAAGTGAACGCTCAATGGCAAATGATGGAGCACCTCCACCCCCTTTTTTACCAAACGATACTCCTATGCCGTTACCTATAAGTGGCATTTTAAAGTTCTTTTGTTACTGCTTTTGCAGCATATGATTTTGTGCATGAGTCACAATAACTATCTAACCAATTTTTAAGATCACAAAGATCTTCATCTGTAAAGCATGAATACTTAGAGTTCTCTGGATCTGTCATATAATAAGCATTTACAAGTTCAGTGGGTACTGCTGATGATAATCCAAACCCTGCAGTAGCAGACGTTTCTAATTGATAATTATTCCAAAAATTAATATCCGCTTCAATTATAAATCTAAATTTATTAATATCACGTTGTGCAGTTATTGTAATATTATCCCATAAAGGATCTTTATAAGAGTTGATTTCTGCTATAAGAGCATCCATATCAGTAGCTAATACACCAACCGCAGTAAAATTAAAACCTGGGGTTACAACTTCTACATATTGAGTAGGGTCATCATTTTTTACAAACCTCATGTATGTTACAACTACAGCACCTGCTGCAGCAGTAAATGTCATATTCTTTTCTTCGATATGCAGCCACGAAGTATAGTCATTACATTGAAGCATTTCCAAATATGTTGTAGCTACAAAGTTATTTGCAATGCAACACCTTGCGTCTTTAGCTCCATACTTAAAATTATTATCTGCATCTATAACATTAGTTGATATACAACATAATTTAGTAGACGCATAATTGTTTACTGATCGCCCTGTTGTTACTGACATTTTATCCTCGTCTTATAGCTTTAATGTACCATCCATTAACGGTACATGTGCAGTTATTGTCTGCGCTTACCTTTAACTGTGCAAGGTTATCTCTTACATCTGCGCTACCAATGTAGACACCCATGTATCGGATAACTTCAAATGAACCTGTAGACT